ATTCATCCAGTCGTCATGATTACCCTCAATCATATATTTTTCTTTGCAGTTTGCTTTATCTAAAGACTCATCAATTAAGTCCATTCCTGCATTTACATCTTTTACGTCTTTGTCAATAAAAGGCAACTGATATTCTAATGGTGGCCTTTTTTTCTTTGCCCATTGCCAGTGAGAGCATCCATGCCATTCACCAACATCGCCTATGTCTATGTATGCATCAGGCTTTACTATTTCTATTGCTTTCCTAACTACGCTTATTGCTTTTTTATCCGCTAGTGGAAAGTGTTTATCTGGTGTAACGAATACTCGCTTTACAACACCTTTATCTTTTTTCATATAAACCTATTTTTTAAGTTCGTTTCTTATCTTTACACAGATGTATACAAATGATGCAAGTCCAACCAGTACCCTAACTGTAACTGGAAGCCATTCAATCCAGGTAACACTTATACCTGTGACTGCAACTAAATTTGTTTTCATTGTTTCTACCATTTAACTCTATTAGCCCAATATGCTGCAGACATTTTGCCTTTAGCAATGTTTTTTGCATGTCTTGCTTTGAATGACTTGCGTCTATTTTTTTGTTTCTGCGATTCGCCTTTTTTAGGCTTACCTGCTGTCTTTACTCCTTGCTGACCAAATCGTATTGTTTTAACTTTATCACCTTCTTTTGCTACAACAATATGTGATTTTTTTGGATGTCCAGGAGTACGCTTAGGCTTGTTATAGCCTGATACTCCAGCACGTCTTAATCTTGCATCTTTTTTTTGCATTAACGATTTCTCATCTTTGATAATACAGCCTTACCATATTTTGCATGTGTTTTACCAGATTTTGTAGCTTTACGCTTCTTTCTGTTTTCAGAAGCTTTTTGTGCTGGTGTAAGACTTTCTCTTACAGACTTAGGTAAATATCTACCACGTTCTGATTTAGGTTTACGTCTATCTTTTGCACTGACATAATCCCAATCTTCACCAGTCCATTTATTTAAAGATTTTTGTGATTTTTTAAGAGCCATTACTGTATGCGTGAACTACGCTCTCTTGCATCATTTTGACGCAATGCTTTGAAATCAGCTCCTGTAATTTTGTTGAAAGGTGCTGCAGCTTTTGCAATCTTTTTTTGTTTTTTTGAAAGTTTCACGATGTGTACCCTCCTCCTTTTTCTTTATATCTTTTTGCAAGCATCTGTGCTTTTCTAGCACTCCAAACACCTGCAGGGCCACCTTTTGAGCCAGCCTTGATTGATTGAAATAAACGCTTTCTCATTCCAGGCTTTGTATAATTACCAGCCTCATTTACTTTAGACTTTACCTTGCCACCTTTTTTATAGCTAGGGTTTCTTCTGTCTTTTGCGTTTTTACTTATCATTGTTTTTCTCCAAATCTTCTAGCAGTTCTATCTTGCCAAGTATCTTTAACATTTCTTTACTGATGCCACCAAGCTTTAACTCTAATTCTTTTTTTTGTTCATTCAATGCATTGTATGCCTGAACTTCTTCTTGCAGTCTATCTTTTATCATATTCGTGGCACAGCTAGTGCTCTAACGCCAGATTTACGTAATGGATACTTATGGACTCCAGATTCAAACATTCTTCTGTAATATGATGCTCTTTCAATGTCTCCTGCATCTTCAAATAATCTTGCTTTTACATAACAAAGAACCATGGGGTGTAAGCCACTATCTAATCCTGATGCTGTTTTTAAATCAACAGGTAATTGTGACCCATCTATTTGTGATGTTATTGCTGTATACTTTGCACGATAAGTATATCTTAATCCATTATCAACAAATAAAGATGTAAATTGGACTGAGTTGTCAGAAGCTCCTTCATCAGAAGTACTGTTTGTCGCAGAAATTGTAAATGTATTTGTGTCTTTTGCTGTAACTGCATGATTGCCATCATAAGTAGTTGTTCCTGTAATAGATATTCTATCTCCAACAGCAAGTCCATGTGAGGCCGATGTAAAAACAACAGTAGAACCAGCTCCAGTACTAGAGGCTGTTATACTTCCATTTAAATCACCAGTTCCTTGGAATGTGTCATACAACTCTCTTGATGTAGTTGTGTCTGATGTAGTTGTTTTTGATAAAATACCAAGCCTTGAATCGTCATTGTACCATGCATAATAATCATTTGGAAAGTTTCTATTGGCCATATATTCTCCTATACAAGTGAGTCATCTGCCTCATCAGTATCACCTCTTAATAATTTGTGTGGGTCTGCAAGTTTTGGTATCATTACGTATCTACCATCTGTATCTTTAACTTCAACACGTGTAATATCAATTACATCATCATCTAATGTATACCATCTTTGCTTTACTTTTAAATCAACTATTTTTTCTTTTGTGTTGTGTTGTTTTTCTGCAGCTATCGCATCTAATGCATCATTAATTAATTGAAACATATATTGTTCTGGCTGTCTTCCAAACATTTTTTCTGCTTGTTCAATAATATTTTTAACTGTCATTATTTAGCTCCTTGTGAAGCAATTACTCCAGAAAGTTGTAATCCTTGCGTATAATCTTGTTTTAAATTTTGTATTAATGGTAAATATAGTTCTGGGTCTTCTTCAAGTATTGCTCGTGCCTCTAATGCTTTTATTGCAGCATATAAAACTACAAGATATTCTAATTCATCAGGAAAATTTGGAATACCAGATGCTCCATCTCCATGAGCTATTGTAGGATAACCTACATGATATACAATTGCTGTTTGATTTGCTGTAGGTGTTGGTATAACATTTAGTATTGCAGCATCTCCAGAGCTTAAAATCCAATATACAGGGTCTGTTTCGCTTGCTTTATAAATACTATTATCATCATTTGACAACTCTCCATACATTGATGATACTTCTCTACATGGAATCCTGCTTCCTCCAGTATCAGCAGAAAGTCTATTTACGTACAAAATTTCTCCCACTCCATCCATATCCATGGTTGTAGCAGAATTATTTAATGTGGTTTCTGTAGTGCATTTTTTCTTTAAATCTCTGGGCATCATGTTGATTATTTCACGAGCACCAGAAGTCAACCAATCACTTAACGCATCATTGTCTGTAGTGCTAAATCCTGTTAACGCATCAACTTGATTAGAAAATGTTTCCACTAGCCATTTCTCCTGTCAGCTATATCTTGAGCCATTGTCTTTGATGAAAACTCTATCTTGGTTTGACTACTCCAAGTAGTTCTCATATTGACATGGTCTTTTGTATTATTTAATCTAACAGGAGCGTGCTCAACTTCAACAACTTTTCCTTTATTATTATCGTATACGAATATTGCCATTACTTCTTTTTCTTTCCGTATACCATTCCGCCACCGCCCATTTTTTTCTTACCATGGACTTTACCACCATGAGGCATCTTCTTTTTACCATAATGTATTTTTCCACCGCCCATCATTTTATCCATTTCTACTTTGCCACCTTTCTTGTAAGACATTCCGCCTTGCATCATTGGTGACATCATTGGACTGTGAACCATTCCACCATGTAAATATTCTTTAATCATTCCGCCCATTTCCATTTTATCTAACTCAACCTTTCCGCCAGATTGCATGGAATATTGCTTTGCTTGAGCCATTCCTTCTTTTGTGCTAGGAAATTTCATTCCCCCTGCGTTTCTATTTTTCTTTACGTTTGGCATTTTTTCCTCCTCTTTGTCGTGCATCCTGCACTGGTAATTTACCAAATTTGTTAATATATTCCAAAGCAGCCTCCGTCTGTGGATTGACTGAACTTTTTCTGATTACATATTCTCCACCTTCAACCTCAATAGGCACTCCTCCTTGAGCATGTGAAGGTCCACTAATGTAACCACCTTGTTGTTTTTTTGTATGAGTATAACCTTGTTTACCATATGCTATATGTTTTTCATAGGTATCAGCTTTTACAGCTTTGCCATTTTTATACATCATATGCGGTTTAAAATTTTTCTTAGCCATTATGCAGTTTGAGCTACAACTAATGTTAAAACTCTGTCGCCATTAAGAGCACAGGTAGTTACCTGCAAGTGCTTGTCTCCCCCTAACGTAATTCCATCTATGTAGGCTTTTACATCTGCAGCTTGACCTGCAGTACCTGGATTAGCATCATGAATAAAAGTTTTAGTAGATACTGTCATATTTTCTCCAATTTAAATGTTATAAAATTTTTAGTAGATTTGGAGTGAGCCCTTTATACGACCCACTCCATAGTTCTACAAGACTATTAAACCTTATTGTTTTGGTTTATGTGGCAGTTATGCCTCCATCAGCTTTTGTTTGTCCTGATACGTAGTAATTACTACCATCACACCAAATGTCAATAAAGTCACCCTTGATAGCAGAGCCATCAACAAAAGTAACTGTTGAACATCCAGTATTAGACACTCCATCATCGTTAGTATCAACTTCTAATTCGTTAATACCATTGACAATAATAACATTAGCGTCAGAACCTTCACCTTCTATAACAGTGTATGAAGCTCCAGATGGAGCTGCTTTTACTACAACTTTGCAGTACCATCCTGCACCTGCATCTGCAACTGCTGGTAAAGTTGTTGCAAACTCTGTATCAGAGTTCAATAAAAATATTGAACCTGAGTCTGTTTCTGCTAATGTAGAAGCCGCACTTAACTCTTTCACTTTAAGTTTATGAGAACCTGTAAAGTTACTATTTTCATTTAATATATCACTTCTCATATTATGCATCCTCCAAGTGTAGTAGTGCATGAGTTTCAGGAAGAGATACTTCAAGACCAGCTTCAGTTAAGATTAGGTCTTTTCTTAAATCTTCATCCGCTTGCTGCACATTTGTTGTAATTGATGTGTCTCGGTTGTAACCATTTCCAACTAGTGGTCTGTAAGCTACATGGTCTAAGTCAACTAAACACAAATATCCAGAATAATTTGCTCTGAATAATGGCTCTTTAACTAATGTTAAGTCACCATGAATTGTGTCTACTTTAAGAACTTTATGACCAAAAGCACCTTCAGCTTTGTCGAAATTGTATCTATTTGCTAACCTAGCTCCGTTATTTGCACTTCCCATTGAAGCATCAACAAATCCACCATCACCTAGCTTATTGAAGTGTGACATTACAGGCAATGAAGCCAATGCTAACTTAGAGCTTGCTCCACCTCTTGCAGGGTCAAAAATTACTTCAAAATCACCAAGCAAAGCATCATATGTCATTTCAGACTTTTGAAACGATTTTAAATATGATTTCTTTTCATTGTATGATAATTGGCTACCGTCATTTACTATGTTTGCTGTACCGCTTTTAATAATGCTGCCAGCAATACCATCACTGTACTGAACACCACCTTGAGAACCTTTCATACCAAAAAGCATTGCTCTTTCAATATCAATTTTGTGCTCTCTTAGCTTTAAGTTCCAGATTCTTGCCCATTCATCAGCATATCCACGATAAATTGTAGCAAGAGCAGTATTACTCATTTCACAAGCTGTTTTGAAGATTTGAGTATATCCAAAATCATCATCTAGCTTTTGCGAAAATACGTCTGGTGCTCCTGAACCTTCACCAAATCCAGTACCAATTACTGTTACTTTTGAAT